CCGCTCGCCGGTGAAACGACCGGCTATGGTTACTCATCTGATTCCTCCTGTTCGCCGCGCCGGCTCGCCCGGCACGATCTGTGAACCACAACCTTGAAGCTGCCGATCGCTCCAATGCCCGACTCATCGGCGCGGGCCGACCTACTCCATTGAGAACTTCCATCGACTGAATCGCTTCACTTCTCCAGAACGCCGTCCGCCGAATTGCCACTTCTTGAACTTCTCAGCCTTCTCGACCGTACGTTTGTGATCGCCAGCGTAACATCGCACGAATTCTTCGATCTGCTGCTCGTCTTCGATCCCTGCTTCATCAAGAATGACCGAGAGTCCGAAAGCATTATGCCGCTCTTCGGCCGCCCGGGTAGTGGTGTTCGACGGACGGAAAACGCGTGTATCGCGCTGGCCGCCTTTGAACACGAACGACGCTTCCTTAACGTCAGTAACATCATCCATGTCGTAATAACAGAGTCGCCCTTCATACTGCTCGCCCGGGAGATGTTCGCACTGCCGAATGTCGCGCCGGCAAACTGAACAAGTCGGCGTCGAGAATGACCATCTGAGTGAGACTTCCTTGACGACGCCACCATCGATGTTGCGGGCCAGATCATCGGCACCGGTGATACCACGCATCCAATAGAAATCTGCGCTCACCCACAATCCGGAGCCGCGCCCCTCTTCGGGAGCCCCATCTGGCGGCGACAGTTTGATGGCTCTCGCATCGAAGAAACGGGCGAGCGGCATGCGCGACTGGTCATGCCCAACCATCACCGAATTGCCGGGCAATAGCCGGGACACAGTCTCAAGCGCCGCCGTGGTAAAACGCGAGAAGAAGTAGTCAACGGCATCATTGACGACCAGCATGCCGCGCACGTGCACGTCGGCGGGTTTCAGTGGGACCAGCGAAAACGCGTTGATCCGATTCATCGTCGCCTCGGCACTGGCCCGCTCCTCTTCGATCTGCTCGATCTTGCCGAGTGATCGCCTGGAAATCATCGGTCCTCCTCACGGTCACGGCCGGCCTGCGTGATCTTCACGATCGCCCCACAATCCGGGCATTGGATTTTGATGGCATGTAGATCGACAAACAATTCCTTCCCGCATTCACACTCTACAGAAATCAGCCCACGCACTCTCATCGGACGCTCGCGAATCGCTGCCAGCGGTTGAACTGCACATGGCCGTCACCATTCCTGCCAGCCTCTCCGTGAACCCGCCGTGCGATCGGAGACACTGTGCAATGGCACTCGATGATGTTGCCGGGAGAGCCCGATGGGTCACCCGGGAATCTCAATTGTTCTCCACCGACCAGATTGCCACTGGAATCCGGGCGACCACCGACATCGAACAAATCGCCAAGTGCCCGGATCTGGCCATGGGCGTGATAATGAGAAAAGCGAGAGTCCGCGTATGGTCCACTCGGATTCCCACGGACGAATTCGTCCCTCGCGGTGATCCACTTCGCTGATGCCACTGCACCACTCTGTTTCCACGCCTCGAGTGACGCATAATTATAGGCCGGCGTCACTTCAGTCCTCGCGATCGTCGCGATATTAGAGCGGCGGATGCCGAATACGTCGGCGATCCGAATGGCAATCTGCTCTGTGGTCTCGCCGGAAGCGACTCCATCAGACACCGATCGCCTCAGCATCCGCCATGTCGTCTCGTCGGGGATCGTAATCGCCCGATCGAGGTGTTCCTCGTAGAAGCGCCGCAAGGACGCAGCCTGATCATCGAACGCCATCGCCAGCGTCACCGCCGACATTGCAATATCACCCTGCTCCGCGATCAATCTCTGTATGAATTTGCCGAATCGCTCGCGGTCCTCTGGATTATGTAGTGCTGCAAGGATGACATCGAGATCGTCGTCCTGACGTTGGATCGGGTCGTCGATTCTGGCGATGATCCTGAGACTGCGGCCGGTAGTCGTCAGCGCTTTGTAAGCCGAGAGGACACGCTGTTCCTGTGCCCGCAACATCGCGTCACGGACCGCCATCGCCTCCTTCTCCCAATCGGCGACTCGCTTCTGGTCCTCGAGGCTACGACTGGCACCAGCGATATCCCATTCGATCGTGTGAATATCGGCTGGCTTCGCAGGAGTGGCGGAGATCACCCGGATCGGCTGCGGATTGGGCTCGCCATGCGGAGTCGGCTCCGGGTCAGCCCTCTTGCGCAGCTTTTCGAGTTCCTTGTCGTGAAGGTCCTTGAGGCGGAGGCGCTGTCTCGCCTCGGCCGGCGACATTACCGGTCCGCCAGTGGCTTCGTTCAGCGTCTTTGCTTGAGCGTAGAAGATTTCCTGCAGCGGCAGCGGACCCGAAAGATCGAACTCACACGACAACTGTCCATTCAAATCAAAATCCGGAAGCAGTTGCTCAGTGATCGCCCGCTCGATCCGCTTCAGAATCGGCTTGATGCAGATTTCCCAGAACATCATCATGTCGGTCGAAGACCCGGCATCCGACAAACCACCACCTTCCTTAATGCCAAGCAATACAGGTGGGACATGGAAGATCTGGGCGATCTGGGCTCGCGTCATCTTGAAGTTGTCAATGAACTCCATCTCCCGATGAGTGAGGCCGGACCTCTCGACTTTGACGGTGTTTGGAATCAACGTGGCGTTCCACGCGTTCCTGATTCCCTGCCCCTTCTTCTTGAGGTCATTGAGCATCGCCTTCTTCACGTCCGGCATGATGTGCCCGTCCGTGTACATCAACATCGACATCGCGCCACCTTTCTCATAGAACGCGTGGTTATACTTTTGAGAGTTACGCGCAGTTTCATATGAGAGGCGTGCCGCAGTCAGCGGCGACATGCCGTAAAGACTGTCGAACGGCGTATACATTGGAATCCGTACTATATCTTTCGGCACGATCTCCTGATATTCACTGCCGTTGAAGTAGTCGTATTTGGCGATCGATCGGTTGATCCCGGGCCAGATACGGACGGTGTGCCCCGGTAGGACCCACAATTCCTGAGGCGGTTTCTTAAGATTGAAGTGCTGCTTGTAGATGTAGCCACACCCGGCGATCAACATCGACCCAACCACGTTCTCCAAGGTGTTGACTTCAGACCCGAGACGGTTACCACCCATCCAAATATCGACGACGTTGTTGTATTCGCGCTTGATCTCAACGCGGTCGTCGCCGAGTCCGCGATAGAACCTGAGCGGCAACGTGCACACCACCGACTGGATCAGGTGAATACAGGCGTAGACGTCTGGGACCAACGCGTAGGCGAACGGGAATTGAAGATCCTCATCCGGGATCTGGTCGGGTACGTTGATCAAATGCCGTGCGTATTCGGGAGCACCGATGGCGCGGGCCATCGTCATTAAGCCACGGCTAAGAAGTCGAGCAATCACTCAACACTCTCCACTTTCTGTGCGCCTTGGGAGACGATGGTATGGAATAGCATACGCATCGTGTCCATACCGTGATCACCCTCCTTGACCGGGTCCTCGCGCATATTGACTCCCTCCCTCGGCTTGTGACGCCGATAGGCTGGAAATTCTTCCTCAGTACACGTCGGCTTCTGTTCAGAACGCAGGAACGAATCGGTTTCGATCAACGCCCCCTTGACCAGATAGACCAGAGCATAATGACGGTATTCATATAGCTCATGGTCTTCCTCGTTCTGATTGATGACGATCGACATCGGCTTCAACATCTCATAGACCGTCTTGATCCCGGCTTCGACTTCCTTGTTGGCCTTGGTCGTGATGATGCCGGCGCGGTCGAGCGTCGCACGGTCTTCCGCGTCATGATCGGCGGTTGACATGTAGTACGACAGATGCGGAGCTTCGTCTTGATGGTCCCTCGGGTCCCACGGTACGACGTCGCTGTTGTGCGCCTCAGCCTGTTGTTCGAGCCAGCACTGGTAGATGACGTCGCCCTCGAGCGCTTCGGCGGTACGGATGGTCATCGAATGATCCGCAACGATCCGTCGGCTCATATAGAGTTCACGATAACGGAAGTATTGGCCTTCCGGATTACGCGCCCACCACTGACAGACGAACGGATTGACGAACCCGAAGTCGATCGAACGATACCGTGGCCAGTCGGGGGGCGGATACCAGCCCCAGATTTCCCACGCCAGCGGCTTGTCGATCAAGTGAAGCGCCGAATCGTAAATGTCGTAGACCTGACCGGAGAACGACACCCATTTGCCATCGACATAGCGGTCTTTGTAGGTCCCAGACATGCGCTGTAGCCGTAGCAGATATGATGGCGGAAGGTTCTCGTAGTTATCCACCGTTCCCGACACGATGCACTCGTACTTGAGCGTACCGGCCGGGACCGTCATCCCGTTAGGGAGTGGCTCATCGACATCGCTGTAGATCTTATGAGAGCCGAGATCGGGGTTGAATTGCCGATAGATCCAGTGAGCAGGAGAGTCCGGATTACACACCAACTTCAACTGCTGAATCGGCGTGACCCACGCTCCGATGTCTGCGTCGTATTTGCGCCATGCTGGGTTCACTTGACGGAGACGCCCACGGATCGCTTCGATCTCTTCCAGTTCGAGCTCTTCGGCTTGATCAACTAGGGCGAGGATGAAAGCGCCGGAGCGGAGCCGCGCCGGCTTGTCGAGGCCGATGGCGATGATCTTAGACCCGTTTGGGTAGTTGAGAGTCGATCCGCCGTCGGCCGCGACCTTCCAACCCCACTCCTTGTGTTGTGGAGTGATGACCTCATTGAGCAGCGTGTGGAGCGTGGTAGGACCCATCGACTCTCTGGTCTTGCGGGCGAGCACGATATTCGCCCCCGGCCATTCTCGGGCGATGTAGTCGCCATATTCACACAATCCACGACTCTTGCCCTTGCCGTAAGCGGAGGACCAGCAGACTTCCGGCGCGGCCGACGTATAGAAGTCATATTGGGCGTCTGAGTTCGGCTGGAATCCTTCGCCCGGCCGATACCTAGGTGTAGTTGGTTGCCCACCCATTGACTCTGACGTCACGACGCGGCGAGGACCCGACGGCTTCTTGTTGTTCACGGTCGTAACCGGCAACGGCAATACGACTGTGACGAGTCCCTCACGCTGCCCACCGACGATGACCCTTGGCTCTAAGACGCCGATCCCCGGCAGCCCGTGTGATTGCAACGGGAGCCGCTGCCGGTACAGGCCGTCGTCGTAGTCAGGGTCTCTATCCATGTGACCTTTACGTCGGCAGTGTTGATGCGAAGGCAGGTAGTTCGTCATAGACCGGCCAGACATCAACGGTGCAACCGTTCGAGATTGCTACCAGCATGGTCGCCTCGATCCTCGCCGCCACCGTGGGCCACGGGGTGATCAGTGCGGCGGTCACGTAATTCGACGGGATGTAGAGCGGGTTGGCGAGAGCCTCCACACTGTTGGTCAGTCCTTCGCCGATCGCGTTGACGAAGATTCCTCCACCGGCAGACTGAGTACCGTCGTGGCTGGGCCGCATCGTCATCTCCGACAACGCGTTTGCCCCGTTTGATCCTCCCCACACCTTGACGATCATGCCGATCGCCCCGAGACACCGGACGAACCCGACGATAGTTGAAGTGATGTCAATGTTGACGCCAGTGAATCTGTGACGCGGTCCAATGTGCACGTGCGCCTCCTATACCCTACTACGCCAGATGACGACCAGCCGATAGCCGGTCGAATCAGTGGTGGCGCACTGGATAGTGTTGTCGACAGTAATCGATGCCTCACTCGAGAGATCGAGGACGCCAGTGGCGGAAGCGACAGCAGTAGCAATGGCGATGACAGCCACGAGTGTGCTCTTCCCACCGGAGATACCAGTGACGGTGATATTCGTTGCACTGGTGGCCCCGTTCACGACGGCGAACGAGAGGTTGCGGACTTCCTCGATGAGATCTAGATAGTCGCCGATGCTGCGAGATCCAAGTGAGGTCTTCAGGCGGTCAATATTGGTTAGCGGCATAGCATTACCTCCTATCTGGTGGGGACGACGCTGATTTGAAACTCGATGACGCCGAAGAGGATCGCGAGGATGAAGACCATTAAGACGATGAAGTAGGCGCTGGCGAGGCGGCCCGACTTCATTGGACTGTCTCCGGTACTTGCAGCGGCACTTTCGTGGAATCCTGTGTGCCGCCGTCTTCAGCGTGTGGCTCTTCCACAGTCACTGGCGTGCGTGGCACGATCCCCACTACCGTCGGCCGCTGCAAGGTGACCAGCTTCGCCGGGATCTCATCAACTTGAATCTCGGCCTTGGTAATGGTGGGGAGCGCACCGCGATTCGCGAGGTTCTCACTGGCGCGGAGCCGGTCGCCAACGGTTGCGCCATCGATCTCGCCATCACGTACCGCGATCCAGAACAGCGCCGTACCGCCGGATTCTAATTCACAGATCGCCTTTGCCAGCTTGCCCGGAGTGATCGCCACTTTCTGCTTAGTGAGCATCTCCTCAGCCATGGCGAGGATCGCCGTGCGGATGTCTTCAGCGAGATATTTGTTGGCGCGACTGAGCTTCTCTTCACTGGCTGAAGTGGCAGCACGCGGCGTAAGCCCCGGCTGCATCGGATCGCTCGTTGTACCGCGACGGGACCCGTCAGCATTATACGCCGACCGTGGGGACCCGGGCGTCTTATCGATGGTGCCCGGAGTCGTGCGGTTGCGCCCCGTCCGAGCTCGAGCGGCTCCACGGGCGGCTGTGCGTTGGCGCTCAATCTGAGCCGGCGTCATCGGCATACCATTCTGCGCGGCACGTGCCTGCCTACGTTGCTCACGCTCCGCCGGGCTTAGTGGACGACGCTGGCGACCAAAGGCCAATTCTACCGTGTCCATATATGCACCAGCGGAGGACCCGGGGAGAGAGAGCGAGGACAGCGACTTCCAATCTCTCTCCCGCCCGCCCGGGGGACCCGCCTGCTCGTCGGCGTCCCGTGCGCGACGGATGCGTTTCCCTTGCTCGCCTTTGGGCTTGAGCGCTCACCATGCCTGCAAGTGCGCCCTGTGGCTCTCGATGCCAAGCCGTGGCAAGGGAAGTGGCAAGACGGGGCACGGAGAGTATGTACTAGGCGACCGCGAGATCGAGAAGTCGCCAGATACAAGACGCCGACAGGAGAGGCTATCTCTCCTTCCGCCGTTTGCCTGTCCCGTTCCTTCATGCCCCAAGTCTACCACACGCGCTTCGCCTGCGCAATCCCTGCCCCCCCCGGTCAAGGGCAAAACTCGCCAGCCATGCTCGGGTGGGCAGTGGTGCCGTCCGTGTTAACGAATCAACCAGCCGCTCCGCTCGGGATATGTGCTACCGTGCTCTGGGCTGCGTCTTTTGACTCTTCTTTAACTTCAACTTCAACTTCAACTTCGGTAGCCGACCCAATAGCCGGGGGCGTAGCCGGGGTTGCTCGACTACCGAGACACGATAACCATGCCCAAGTGGGCAACGGACATTGCCCATGTGTGCAGGGACGGGAGCCGGGCTATTCTCGGTAGTCGAGGCGGAAACTACCTCCATTGACCGCCCGTGGGTTCTGGTGGACCGATGAACGACCGACGGCGCGATAGGGTGTAGCGCACATATGTTGCAGATTTGCAACAATAAACGCCTGAGTAATGCCCTTCCTTGCCCCGTGGGCCTATCTCCCTTGACCGCCTTTGAGGTCAACCACTTTTTTACCCCACATATGACACCTTGGACGATTCGAGGCCACAGGCTGACAAGGGAAGTAGGCTCCTCGCGGTGTATTCTCGGGCTAAACTCGAAATAGGTGTAGCGAGTCTGCAACAATGCACGGGTGGGCACGGCTCTAGGCTGGCACGAGTCTTGCGATTACGCGCACGATCCTTGACAGAAGCTTGACGCTGGCACCACACGGGCTTGACACGGAGCGGCATGAGGTCTGCTATACTCTAAAGCGTCAGGGCGGCATAAGCGGAAAGCGGCAACATCACAGCGTGACTGCTCCCGCCCTGACATCGAGCCCGGCAGGGGCTAAGACGTGGAGGAGCGGCTTGAGGGAGCGTCGCAACAAACGGACGTGACCCGAGAGGGCAAGAGCGCCACAACCCCACGCCGGGCCACAAGGAGTAACGCCATGACGGAGACGGTCCAGCACACCAACAAGGAGCACGCCATAAAGTCTCCAGCCATCACCAGAAAAGGCTATCAAGTCATCGCCCGGGCTCTCGGGTGTGCGATCGCCGAGGACCACATGCAGGCGGAGTTTTCCGATCCGTCTGATCCCATCGTCTTGTCTGCCATGTCGGATGTGTTAGAGACGACGATCGGCTGTTTCGAGGCAGCGCTGAAGGCCGACAATCCGCGCTTCGACGCCGAACGCTTCAATGCCGCCATCCTCAGCGAGGCTCAGAAGGCCCAGAAGGAGAGGCTCGACGAGGACGAGCAGCAGGAGCTTGAAGAGATCGACCGCAATATCGGGCCGTAGTCGAGACCAGAACGAACGACCGCACGCCACGTTGTCAGGACTCGGACTCAAGCAAGGAGCACGCCATGCAAGCCTACAGCAATCCCAAGCGCGAAGACGACGTCCACGCGCTGCCTGATGTCGAGGTTTTCTATCTTCACGCCGGGCCACGTAAGGCATACGACCGCGCCTATGTGATGGACTACTGCGACCACGACGGCGGAGACGGAAGCCACGGGCCTCAGTGCGAGGACTGCCCAGAGTCTGGCTGGTACTGGTGGTCCTGTTTTCCAGGATGCCTGCCTGACGGTGACCCTAACGGGCCGTTTGACACGGAAGATAAGGCTAGAATCGACGCGCAGAGCGGCATGGATGACGACGATCTCGACGACGAAGCGGCCGAAGCCGCCGCGATCCTCAAACAGGACGCCGAGACCGTGCCGCCGATCGTCGAAGTTGTCGGTCGTCTCGTCGGTGAGGCTCTCGCTTACGAGGCCGAAGCTTTCGACGGTGACGAGGATGTCAACGGTGGTAATCTGGTCGAATGGTTCGCCGACTGGCGCAAGCGGATGAAGGCCGAAATCGAACGGTACGCGATTTCGTTGTAATGACTCGGACTCAAGCCGAGCGCAGCGATCTGCGCATGAGGAGCACGCCATGGGCAACCAGTATCTAGCAGTCCAGTACTTGAACGAAGCATGGAGAGCCGCCAACCATCCGGCCAACTCCACCGACATTGAGGCTTACACGATGGCAGCACAGGGATTCTCGTGGTGTGCGACCACCGACTACGCACTAGCCTTGGGTGAGCTGTCTAGGCATCTGGCCACCCTCGATGGGCGCAATCCCGGCGTGTCGGTATCGCGTTTGCTGATACGGCGATCACTCGAAGAACACCACGGGGTCGCCCGTGGTTCGTTCGCCTCGTTGTAATGACTCGGACTCAAGCCGGGCGCAAGCCCAAGGAGCACGCCATGCAAGCGTACAATAGCCGTAAACGCGAAAACGATGCACACGCGCTGCCAAACATCGAGATCTTCAAGATCAACGAGAGAGACGAGGAGGCGGATGCCCTCGAACCCGGCTTTTATTGGTGGTCATGCTTCCCGGGGTGCCTGCCTGACGGAGAGCCTAACGGGCCGTTCAAGGACGAGGAGGAAGCGCTAGCCGATGCCAGAGAGGCGGAAGAGGCGGAAGACGCGGAAGACGATGACGATGAGGAGGCGGGCGCGATCATCGAGCGCGAGCGCAAGTGCGCTGCCGGCGAAGACTGCTCCGAATGCCGTGCGGTCGGCCACGTGCCACCAAGCGAAGAGCCGATCACGCCCGTTGTCAGAGCCGAGACTCAGACGACGCCCGGCCGCGTGTGGGTCGTCATGACGCCATGGACTAATGGACATATCCTATCCGAAGTCTTGGGCGAAGTTGATGGGCCGAGCCTCGCCATACAGATCGCCGGCAACCCCAAAGCTTATACCGACATCGCGCTGTTCGCAACCCGAGCCGAAGCCGTCGTGGCACTGGCCAAGCTCATCAACGACCGGATCGGCGACTACCAGAGGCTGCTCAAGCTGGCCGAAGCGGACGGCTAACATCTCGTTGTTATGTCACGGACTCAAGCCGGGCGCAGGCCCGAGGAGCACGCTATGAAAACTTATGACATTGACTACATCAAGACGGCCAACAAGGTGCGCGGCCACTTTTTCTTCTCTCCGGGCGCGATGCGCGGCTTCAAGTCTCGCGTCTCGTCTCGCGTCTACCAAGGACCGGGGGGCGTCTACTTCGTGACTAGTGAGCGCTTCACTGCCAGCAACGGATGGTCGTCCGGGCGCTACTACTCTATCCGCCGCTATAATCCAGTCACCGGTAGCGTTGATTCGGTTGATGAGCACATGATGCCGGGCGAAGGTCTGACACGTGGCAGCGCACATCGGAAGGCGGCACGGATGGCAGGTAAGTGGCCGTCGCCTGATCTGGTAGAGCGCTGGCGATTCTTCCACCAGCACGCCGGATACAGCGTGGGTAATAGTGCTATCTGCGCTTTCAAGCTCGCAAAGGCCGAGATTGATGCTGAAGGTGTCTTGTCCTTCGTGTGGGAGCCTGACGATAGGCAATGGGACGGCGACGGACCGACTCCCGAGACGGTAGAATGTTGTCTCGTCTACGCTCCAGAAGCCGACATCAGCGGCCCGCCGCTTGCGTCTCTGTCCGGCATCGGCGATCCATCGCCAGAATACCGGCGTGTGGTCGAAGCCGAACTCGCAATCGAAGCGCTCGCGTTGTAATGACTCGGACTCAAGCAAGGGGACTTGCCAATAAGGTCAATGAGCTCGTTGTTATGGGCTGGACTCAATGAGGGCACAGGCTAGTTGGAAATGAGTCGATCGGAAGAGGAGGCACATGTGCGTAGGATGACACCATGGATGTTGTTGACCAAGGCGAGACGTGACATCGCCATGGCCGACAAGGAATTCGCCACCATCAAATCACTCATGGAGGGAAACGAACGATCTACCGCGATTCACTCGACACACCGTATTGCGATGCGGATCTCGCGTATCTATGTGGCGACGTCTGACATTCAAGGACTGGCACGCGAGCTTGCACTCGAAGCAAAGGCTCTCAAGCACCGTGCTGACGAGATCAACACTAGGACGTTAATGTTGATCGCAGAGAAGAGCGAAGCCGTACGACCCTCGTTGTAATGACTCGGACTCAAGGAGGTAGTATGTCATCGAGCCGTATTGTATTGGTAGTTGCGTTAGTTTTTGCTGTCATCGCGGCGTCGTCGATCGTGATGCTTAAGCGATCGATTAAGCCTCTACCTGTCGCAGTATCGACTATCGGCAGTCCGAAGCTTGCTACGTACGCTTGGTTGCTCGGCAACGGCGATCCGCTGGCTCCGGGCGGCATCGTAGACACTGCCGCCGTGCGCACGCTGGCCCGCTACGACGTCGTCATCATTGATCCATACCGATACGGGGCCAATGCCGCTGCGCTCCGGCTCCTGCGCTCCGAGATGTCCAAGCGGCCAGGGACGACGCTGCTCACCATCGTGGGCACGAGCAAGTTTTTCGTCTGCGGTGAGGGCTGGTTTTTCGGTGAGCCGATCTACGGGTGCGACACGACGCAGATCGCCTACTCACGCGCCCGCGCCGTGCAGCACTTCGACGGCCTGTTATACGGCAAGAGCGGGCCGTATCTCGGCGGCGGCTGGATAGACTTCACGCGGCCGGGCTTGCCGGAGGCGTTGGCCGACACGGCGGCGGCATGGATGACGGACGGTTTCGCAGGCGTGTTCAGCGATGAGTCGTGTCTCGGCATCCTGTGGACGCAGAACTACGGCGATGTGATCGACCACCGCCGCTCGGGTTTCGCCACGCTCACGGCTTGGGACTCGGCCTACCGCGTTGGCGTCGAGCGGTATTTCGCAAGGCTTAGGCTCAAGCTCGGCCACGACCTCGTTGTTATGCCATGGACTCAAGGCAAGGGCAGGCTCATCGTCGGCAACTGCGGCCCGCTGGGATCGAGAACTGCGAACGGCTGGCTACGCGAGAACTTCCCTTACCAGAACGGTGGGACATGGGAGTCGAATATGTTCGGCCACCCGGGCGTCCCGGAGGATGTGGGCTATCTTGGCGACGACACGGCCTACGTCGCCCCGCGACTTAACTTACTCAGCGCATGGGCTCGTAATGGCGACCCATATGATCCATATAACCAGCGACGCGCTCGATTTGTGATCGCAAATGCCGAGATGGGTGGTGGTGTCGGCGCTCTCACATGGAGCCAAGGAGATCCGGCTCGAGGATACTCATCTAAATTCTGGTGGGATGAGTATGCTGTCGATAGCAAGGGCCATGCGACAGACGATCCCGCAGCCATTCACTGGCTAGGACGGCCGAATGGGCCAGCCTACGCGGATACTGCTGCTGGGGGTGTGCCAATCACCCTTGCGCGATACGCGGCAATCTCTGATTCACTCGAGCGACTCGGCAGACCAGCGCCGCGCCTCAGATTGGTACGGCGAGACTTCGACAATGGTGCGATCTTGGTCAACCCCGGCCAAGCCTCCATCAAGATCTCTGGAATGT